TTGTATGTAAAGTACCATCAGCCATTTTGTGTGAACTACCTTTGTATTCAGTACCGTCTTTTTTATAATGTTTTACGCCTTTCACTTTGTCTCCTTAAATAGGGGAGGAATCCTAAAACTCCTCCGGGTTGGTATCAGTTAATACCGTAGACTGTATTATTAACCCGCTTGAGTTGTTGTAATTCCGTCTTGAACTTTACACTGTCCGTTTAAATACCAGTTAGTACCATCAGACCATACATGGACAAAATCTCCATGAACAGCTTTACTAGCTACTAATGAAATAGTATCTGCATCTGTAACTGTAGCTACACTACCTGCTGCATCTTCCGGAGAAGATACGTTACCCACAATAATATTAGCACTTGATGCTGTTACTATTGTATGAGTACCTGTAGGTTCTGTTGCTCCAACATAAAACCAATACTCTAAACCTGCTTCTGGAGCTGGTAGAGTTGAGACTTTAGCTGCTGCTACATTCATTACAAAACGAGTGCCTGACTCTGCTGCTGTGATTACATTTGCTGCAACTACTGCTTCAGTGTCTGAAGGTTTCTGAATTTTCTCAGCTAATACACGAACATCAACTGTTCTTGCTGAGTTACGTCCAGTATCTCTTATATTTTCGATTGTCATATTATTTACCTCTGTAAAATTTATGTGTTAAAAAAGATAGGGAGGCTTTTACACCTCCCCAATCTATTTAGTCAATACCGTAGAATGCACTTACAATAGCTTCATCTCTAAGTACTTTCGCACCATAGACATGTAAGCCTCTCACAATGTCACCAAACGATGTTGGGTCTCTCAATACTTCTGTTGAAAGAATTGTGTTAGCAGTTGCAGTAGAAGACATGTGACCAGCCAGACATTTACCAGCAGCATTAGATGTTGCAGCAATGTTGTTTGACTTGTACATTTGGAATCCTCTTAGTTTACCACTTGATACTAATCCATTTCTAATAGAACCTTGTCCACCATTATAGTCGACAGATAGTAATTTAGAACTAGATTGTCCTAGAACCTCATAGAAGTCAGGACTTGCAACAAACCATCTACCTTCTTCAGGTACATTCTGTTCGTCTAATAGTCTTGCCATTCTACCCATTAGGTCTAAAGGGTCGTGCTCGTCAGAACCGAAACCAATATCTAAGTTTCCTGTTCCATCAAAAGTTCCTGATGCTAAATCAGTAGCGTTATCAGCACCTAAAATGTGATTAGGTGAAGATGCGGAACATCCTGCAAACATAGTTGCTAATACAGCAGCGTCATATGAATCTTTCAATGCATAAGCAGCTGAAGACGAAGCCATTTCTTTGAAGTTGACATGTGACATATTGCTTTCGATATCATCTACGATGAATTTAAAAGCTTTAGCACTATCAACGACTAGAGTAATCTCTTGGTCTGTTAGCATAGTTTGCGTAGTATCTGTATTTCTTGTGTAGTCTGACACAGAAATTACAGGTTCTTTAATTATCTTTACGGAATCTCCGAAAGATGATATTTCACCGGCATAGTCGGTGTTAGTAATAGCTTCAATAACCGAGGCTTTCCTAAAAAAGTTCATTACCTTTTTAGAGTAAACCGAAGGTAAAAAGAAACTATTTGTTTGTCCAGCAACTGAGTTAGCAAAGTTACTGTTCGTATCTGTTGATGCTTCAAAAAATTGAGCCATGATACTTTCTCCTATTTATAGTTAATTTAAAATTTTGCCTTGTTGCCAAGCTTCTGATATAGCAGTTTCGTGCTTATCAAATTCTTGTGGCGACATTGCGTCAATTTCCTTTATTGACCAAACCTTCTCCTGATTAGGTTCTACACTAGTTGTTTTAGTGGAGACCATATCTGCAGCAGATTGTCTAGTCGGTTTTTTAGAAGATGACTTAGTTTTCGTAGGTTCTATACCAAAGTCCTTTTTAAATAGGTCTAAAGCACGAGAAGCTAAATCGGCATTATCATTGTTGTCATATACCCAAGCTTGGATAGATGAGTGCTGTTCCTTTGCCCATTCATGAAAATCATCACTGTTTCTGATATCACCAAAATCAGGATGTTTTTCCATTAACCTTTTTTCTGCAGCGTCTTTTACTAAACCGGTCTCACGTTCTTGGAGTTTACTAAGGCGTTCTTCTAGAACTTTTGCTTTAGACTCAGATTGCATGTGAGCAACGGTTTCCACTACTTCATAAACATCAGGATATTCAGTCTTAAATCTTTCTAATTCTTCTGGAGATTTAGGAGCTTGGTAAGCTGGTCTATTGCTAGTAGCTTCATCCATTAACTCTTGTTCTCTAGACTTAAATTGATTAAGTTTAGTATCATAATGTTTCTTTAAATCATCATATCGTTTTTTATAATCTGGTTTTTTATAAGGACTAACCTTACTAGTTTCCAGTTCTTTAGTATTGACACTTCCTTCAGCTTGCACTTCGGTTATATCATCACTATCAAAAAGCCTGTTTTTAGGCTCTTCAAAATATACGTTATTTGACGATTCAAATGGTTTATCTTCTTCATTGTGCCATTCCTTATTTGTATTATAAGGGTTTGGTACTTCTTCTTCTCTGACTGTATTAGTCATCTTCTTTTCTCCTCTGGGGGCTTAATTCACAAGGTAGCTCTATGTCGACTAGAGGGCTTGTATGTAAAGGTAGCCTTTTGGTTTAATTTGATAAAGTGCCGATTAATTACATCGGGTAGCTTTATCTACTGTTTGGATTTAATCTAGGATTAACTTTACGCATATCATCAGAAACATCAGATTCTTCATCTTTTATTTCTTCTTCATCGTAAACTCCTCCCATTGCAAACCCTTCTCTTTCTCCTGCAGCAGCTTCAGCTTCTTTCATCATAGACATTAAAACGTCTTCTCCGATTTCTTCTACAGCTTTTGCAGTAAAAACAAATTCTCCGTCCGATAGCCTTGCAGGTATCGAATCAGAAACGCCAGAACCCGGACCTTCAACAGGACCTTCGCCAGCAAATTCTTGTGCTACGTCTACTACTTTATCAAATAGCATTTGTAGTTCTTCGTCTTGTTCTAGTTTTGACATTAGCATATCTTCTTCTTCTTCTGATAGTGCTTCGCCAATTATAAAGTTTGAATATTCTTCTTCCATAGTTTTGTCAGAATCCATTGGGGGTTCTATAGACATATCAGTTCCACTAGGCATTATAGTCATAGGTGTTGACATATCTTCATCTAGTAAAGAACCACCTTCCATGTAGTCCATTCTTTTTTTAGAACTTCCACCATACTGCTTACGCATTCTAGGTGTTTCTTTTTTATCTTTTTTTACAGGTCTAATAGACATAATAGCATTAAAAAGAGTACCCGGTTCTGCTGATGTTTCTTGCTCTACTCTCGTTATAATGTCTCTTACTTCAGAAGAATCCATAGGTTTAGTTTTTAATGTTGATATACCTTTAGCACTAATGCCCATACCCATAAGACCTTTCTCAGCGTCTGTAAACTTTTTTTCAGTTCCTTCTCCACCTAAATTATATTTTTTTCTATCGTCATCTAACATGTTCATTGTGTTTCCTCTTTCCTTGTTATTGCTTCTTTAACCTGTAGGTCCAGCTGCTCTAGGCGTGCCAGAGAACTCAGCTTCCCCTGCAGCCGGTACATTTCCAATTCCGATGTTGCCACCACCAGTGCCTGTAGGTCCAAGGTCTTGAGGTCCTTGAGGTGCTCCTTGAACGCCTCCCATAGGTCCTTGTTCCCCGTCAGTTGGTTGAGCCGTCTCGCCATTTGTTTGTCCAGCATTCTGCATTCCTATTATTTGTGCCATCATAGCTGCTTCTTCAGGGTCATTGAGTATTTCATCAGGGTCTAAATCTAAGCTGTAGGCTAGTTCACTAATTAGTTTAGAAATTTTAACAAACGGAGCAACAGCAGGATTTTGAGCAGTCTGTAAGAACATTGTCAATCTTTGACTACGTACTTCTTTTTGCATCAAGCTGTTTGTTCCATTAGCTTTAACTTCTAAATCACCTTTAACATCCAACTCATCTTCTAAGAACTGCATGTTCCATTGGAAATATGCTTCCCCTAATGGTTTTAATAAAAAGTCATCAAGGTTTTTAATAACTGTTTTAACATTTAAACTTGATGCACCTAATAACATTGACATGCCTGAAGCAGTTCTTGTCATACTTTGTACGCCTGTTTGTCCGTGTGAGTAACTAGGTATTCCTGTTTGCTCATCTGCTAACTGTCTGAACTTATCAAACATCATTAGATTTTCTTGTGATGTATTAGGAAACTTTAATCCGTGAATAGCTTGTCCCGGCATTCCAGCTTGTCTTCTAAAGATTTTACCCGGATATATTTCCATTGATTGTCCACCTACTAGGGCAGACTCATCTACATCAAACACTAAAGACCCAGACATTGCTAGGTTGTCAATAGCCATTCTTGCATGACCATTCATAATTTGTTGAGAGTCATCCATGTTCTCAGCTACACCAATACCAAAGAAGTTATATGGATTTCTTTCGTAAGGAAAAGCATGATAAGGTATTCTATAAGGAGCAAATGGATTTAATACTGCTCTTAATATGTAATGTCCACATGTCCATACATTAACTTGTACTTCGTCTAAATCATCTACAGAATCTGGAAGGTCAATACCTACTTCTCTTGCGTACTCTGCATCCATCATTCCCCAGTATTCTAATATTTCAAAACTAGTACCTACTTCATCACTTCTAGAATCGTCTTTTAACTGGCTTTCAAAGTCTTTTTCTATGTAGTTAGCACCCATTTGAATAGTATTACGAATAGCATCTTCATCAAAATAAGGCATATTTCGTAGTTGTCTTAATTGACTTCTATTCATTTTATGTCTATGGATAACAAACTCACATTCTTCCATAGTAGTTGCATTAGGGTCAGGATAAAAATCCCAACAACTAACAAACTCTATTCTAGGAACTCTGACTTCTAAAGGATTATAATTTCTAATTCCTTCTTCGTCTGTGTCCCACTTATGTAATTTTTTATTAAAGTTAAATGGTCCTTTTACAATCCCTGTTCCTAACAAAGCAGATTCTAAAAGAGCATTTCTTAATTCTGAATTACCATTAGACTCTTCTATTTGGTCATGGATTAATTTTTCCATTCTTCTTGCAGCTTTTTGTGCTGGACTTATTTCTAAAACTTGTGGGTCGGGACTTGCTCCGTCTACCAATATACCAGCTTTTTCTGCTTGGTCTTCTAAACTATCTTCAAATATTCCATTATAAAAAGTAGCTCCAGGTTTTAAAGTTTTGCCATCTCCTGCATATCCAACATCATACGGATTAATTTCTTCGTCTATTCTATTGCCTATGTTGTCTTCTTCTTCAGCCATAGACGATTCTAAACCGGGAGTAGGATTAGTAGTATCTAAGTGAGCAAAGTTTGTTTCGCCTTCAGGTATTTTAGTTTCAGAAATTCCTATTGGAAATTTACCTGTACCAAAAATAACATCTACTAACTGACCAAACGCTGCTAGTACTTTAGTCTTAGTAACTTTTACAAATATTCTAGACTTTTCTGACTCTCTAAACTTAACGCCTTTAGCATAAAGACCCCTATAGTTTTCATAAGCCTTTAACCATCTTCTCTCATCTGTTTTTCTAGCTTCTTCTGCTACATAAAACCTATCATTGATAACGCCTATAAAGTTTCTTTGTTGGTCTTCTTCTAGGGTTAACTGTACTCCAGCTTCACCTTCTACTTCTTCATAAAGGTTATTAGCGTTTAAGAATGTGTTTTCGTTGTCTGCCATATTTAGTATCCAAAACCTGTATCAGCAGGTTTATATAAATCACTTTTTATTCTCATCATCCTTTCATGAGGATGGTCCATTCTAGGTCTACTCATTATCATATAACGCAACGCATCATATGCATGGTCAGCTGCATGAGTATCAACATCTTCAGGATTTGTTTTAGAAAGAGGCAAAGCCTGTATTTCTTTTATTAAGTTCACACATGTATTAAACATTTGCAACCTAGGTCTTCCTGTACTGTTGTTCTTTCTCAAGTGCTCATGTATCTGAGTCTTACCTGCTAACCTATTCTTATCAGCTCTTCTTAGTTTATGTCCTTTATTAACTAAGATTTCACCAATCGTAGGACCTGTATACCCTGTCCTTGACCACGCTGCTGTATCTAATACACCAGTTATGGATTTTAATTCATTTTCTTCCATCTCTGTAATGGTGTCTCCGAGTGCTTCTCCTGTCAGACCTTTTTTGTATAATTCTCTATATATAATAATGGTCTTATCTTCAGGGTCGATAGCAGCCCAAAGACAACAACTTTCTGCAGCATAACCGTAGTCTACTGCTTTAATTCTTTCCCACCAACTCGGTAACTCAAAAGGCGGTATAACATGAACAGCAGGTTCAAATTCTGCAAACGCTGCTCCTTCTGAAATATCCCAGTTACCTTCCAACAACTGTTTACGTTGTATAGCTGGTAAGGATTGTAACATCCTTTCATATTCACCATCTAAGGCAAGGTGAGGATTATCCTGTAACAATGCCGGTATAAACTTTCTTGAGAGTCCATCATTACCTTCAAAACTTGTATTCTGTTCTGCAGGTTCTACGTACCTCTTTTTAACCCAATGAGCACCTACTCCTCCGGGGTTAGCTGTACATCTTAGATAAGTCTTTATAGCTGGGTTAGTAGTTCTTAGTCTTGATGCTAAGTAGTTCCAACCAAACTCTGTAGGTAAATGAGTTATCTCATCAAAACCTATCCAACTGTACGCTTGTCCCTGATAACGATAAACATCTGCGTCTCGTTCCAAGAATCCAAATTCTATTTTAGCTCCACT